ATACCATAATCGTCAATTGTGTCACTGTGGCACCTCTTTTGATCCCGGTAGGAAAAAAATAATTTAAACACAGTAAATATATCACTATACATGACACATTACAAAATATAAATTGACCGATTTCTGCCATTTCCTTTTCCTATCCAACCACGTAGTACCAATTGATGTACAAATCCATGCACGTGTGACTTGGATTTAGATCCAATAAGTTGTTTTAACTCTTCATAAGATGGAGCAGTGCCATTTTGGGATATGAAGTCTTTTATAACATCATATACTTTCTTTTGTTTAGGTGTTAATCCTTGTCTATCTTTTTTCTTCAAGGCCTTTGGCATCTGGGTTACTCCAATAATTTTTTCTCACTGTGTTTAGCATTTCTGCTTCTCCCCACTCATCAATAGCTTCTTTTGTTATTGACGCCTCAAGCGTCTTTTGTATTTCTTTTTCTTCTTCTGTTAATTCTATTCTAGCTGGTCCTTTCTTGCGTACATATGTATGTACTCTGGACCAGGTAATAGTATATTTAGAAGCTTTTGGTCTTGTATATCCTCTTGTAGGATCTAGTGATGGAAAACTTGGGTCTGGATTTGTGTCAAAATTTACTTGTATATATTGTAATACTTCTTCGTCATTATCAAATTGTTTTACAACCTTTTCTATTATCTTCTTATCTAACCATAAATTAATTTCGTACGTTTGCATGTGTTCCTTGTAAATACTCTATTTTTGTTACCCAACCTCGTGGTATTGCTATTGCACCACCACCATGATTATCGTCTTTGTCTATACACCACGAACGCATAATTACTATCTTTTCATCATTATTGACAACCATCCAACCAGTTTCCTGGCATTTAGCCAACGGCGCATCTATGATATCTTTTATAGGCAACCAACCAGTTTCCATATCACGTGCATCCATCCACGTAATTGTAACGCGTGGTATACTGTTTATATTCATTAGTTTACTTTATTCCATTTACCTGCAACATCAGAATATTTGTTTTGAATTTCTTGTTCTTCGTCAGTTTCTATGTAATTTTTGTTCCATCTACCTTTTTCTCTCTCTTCAAAACCATCTAAAAATTTATGCATTATTTCTAACAACATCATTGTAGAAAAAACACAACCATGCACTTTTACAGTGCTAATTTTGTCTAATGTAACATCAACACTATCACCGTTGTCTTCACATTCATGTAATATTTTATTTATTTGCCTTGCAGCATCTATCATTTCTTTCATTCTATTTCTCCTTATATTGTATTGCCTATGCTATAAATGCACACAAAGCCTATAGCTATAGATAACCAAATTGCATAATATAAATACCTCATTAAAAACCTGGGTACTCGGGGCACGTATCTCCATCAAATGATTCATAATAACCTACAGCGTCATTTGCTGCATGCATCTCCTCCTCATTATCATCAAACATTGCGCCATAAAACGCGTCACGTGCACGTTTTAACTCTTCACTTCTTGTAACTTCTTTTATCACTGGACTCATAAACCTAACACAAAACTATAAACATGAAAAGCCACATAAAACGCTAATGCAATTTTAAGTGGTATAAGTAAAACCATTAATAATTCCCACATCATATCCTCACTGCCATATATTCATAATCAAAATCTGCATGTCTTTTTTGTACAAGTGTAACTAAGTTACCATCATATGAGCCATATACATATCTTTTCAATGCGTTAACACGTCGCTCATCTAATGTAGGTGACAATCTAGATAAATGTGGTGCCATAATAAATCCACGGTAATACGTAATCCTATCACCACGTGTAGATTGATTAACCCAGTCTTGATATTTTTTTATACTTAACATAATATTTTTAGTGAGTAGGGGGATTCTTTGACTACCCCCAACCTTTCCCGACAAGTCAATCTAATTTGGATTAACCAGTACTCAGTACCTATCTCCAGTCCTTCATCCATTTGGACATATTCCCCG